ACATAGCACAAGAATATAGGTACTCTCTTTCCTTGGTACAATGGGCTTCAGTTTTGAGCCACTGATCAAAGAGCGTAGTAAGAATCTCTACGTATGCAGCATCGAAAAAGTCTTCTCGTTCCTTCTTAGCGAACGTGGCTTTCGATAGCGCAAACTGAGCATCCCTAAAAGGTCGCACTGAGAATCCATTAGTTTCTTGGTCAAATTTAGGAGTGATTTTATCTTTAAACCCTTCGCGGTACACATCTTTCATAAAATCCTTTAATTGGTCCTAACAGGGTTACGTCTGTAAACCTATTAGGAACCGGCTGTTAGCTGGGCATTTGCTCTGGACCGCCCGCTGCTGGGCCCTGAGATTGTGGTAGTTGAGGGGTTCCTGTTGGCATAGATGCGTCCATTTCTGGCATAATTCTCTTAGCAGCAATCTCCATCATAGCCTCAATACTAGGTCTTTCAGGCATATCTACACCCTCTTTAGCGGCATCAATGGCAATCTTAGCCCATTCCTGGTAAGATTTGTCCAGAGAAACCATGAGCTGGCGAGCATTATCCTGCATAGCGTTCTTGCTTTGAGTATTAGTCAGAGCAATAGTTGCTTGCTTGAGCATCATATCCATCTCTTGCATTTTCTCCTGGAGAGCTTTCATCTTTTCTGTTGCTTGGGCTTCTTGATTCCTACTTTCTTCTGCCTTCTGTTCGTACTCAGGCGTAGTGTAGTCTTCCATATAATCCAACGGGTCTAGGTCAAGAGCCTCAATAGTCTGAGCAGCAATCCTAAGTGCAGCAGTTGGCTTAACCGCATTACCTGCACCAACTTCTTGGAGCTTAGGTAGGATAGTGTTGCCAATGACATTGAGCTTCTTCAACATGTTACTGTTAGAATGGTCGCCCACGTCAGCATCAATTTGAAGTTCCATACGCTCAGGGAGGGTGCCCGGATCAATAGACTGCAGGAAGTTGCTTTGGTCAAAGAACTCAATCTTACGACCACGCATGTTCTTCCGGATCTCTCTGTAGACACCTTCCACGAATCTCTTAATACCAGTCTCACAGAATCTACGGGCCATGTATTGTACACGGACTTGAGCAGCGCTCATTGCCCGACTCATCTTTTCTTCAGAGTTACCAGAGACATACAAAGTGTCGTTAAGCCCTTGTGAGGCTTTCGACAGACCATTTGCTTGTTCCTTGTGAACCTGAAGCATTTCCAGAAGAGGTACAGTACCCTGAGAAATAGTATCAGGTGCTAGTGCTGCCACTGCATTCTGAGGATTACCATTGGTAGGAATAATCTGCTTAGGCTTCATGTTCTGAAGAGCAGAGAAGTCAACAACGTTAGGATCAGCCAGCTTAGGCGAGTAGTTGGTCAGATAGACGTTTTCTACGAATCCACGGAGAATGGCAGTAGTAGCCATAGTAGATGGTCGCGTCATATCGGCTGCACTCAAACCATGGAATTCGTAAGGGACTTCGAAGGGACACAAGGAAGCCATAGGGATGTAGTCTACGTCTTCTTCCAAAAGAATTACAGAACCAGCCTTGACAATGTGTTTCAGTTCGGCAATACCGTCACCGTCGCGGTCAACCCGCAACCAGCATTCAATAACCGTAACTTCACGACTAGCTTCGAGAGGAAGCAATTCACGGGACTGAGAACCTTGCCAATATTCTTGACCAACCAGTCGTTTACGGGCTGCTTGTTCTTCAGTGTACTTGGTAGACCAATCCACATCACCGTCACCAAGAGTATCCCAATCAATATTCTCAGACTTCTCACCCCAGATCTTACGGATCTCGCTACGGGTCATATCGACTTGGATGCCAACAAAGGCTGCATCTTCGATATTATCTGCATCACGAGTAATACGGAAGGCTTCCGGGTGGACATGGTTAATAGCTACTCTAGACTTATCTACCTTCTTACGAATACGAACATCTTGAAAGAAAGTTTGGTAGCTGGAGTTGCCTGTCTCGTCTTCTACTAGTCGAATGTCTTCGACCAAGCCGCCAATAACTTCCATGTTGTCATCGGACAGAAGCATATCGAGATTCATTTCCGAAATCTCTTCGTACTCTTCAAAGGAGTAATCGAAGTCTTCCTCGAATTGCCAGCGGATAATGCTGTTCTTCCAAAGGAGAGCTGCTTTGGTCCATGAGTTCATCATTTCCCAGCCACGATTCTGCTTAAAGATAACGTAGTTAACTAGCTCTGCGGCCTTCCTAGCTTGGCTTACTGCTGTGGGGGTCTTGGCATAGGGTGCAAACTTAGCCACCTTATTGTTACTAAAAAGGAGTTCTGCTAGGATAGCAGTGTATCCCTCTACTGCTTCAACGGTATCCGAAGATACAATCTGTGAAACACCTTGTGGTGCCAAATGACCCACGGACATCATGCCGTATTCGTAGGTTGCCTTCTGTCGTTCTCTTGCTAGTTCTGAACTATTCAAAAAGTCACCGACCGAGTTGGCTACACCTGATTCAATCAGATTAACCAGCTCTTCCTCTGTGACTTTTACTTTGTACCCTTGAGGTTTAATCATATTTTTCCTTTGTAAGTCCAACACGGACCATTACTCAGCTTGTTTTTTTAGAAATCTGTCGATAAGTACACACCTGATATACTAATTTAGCACCCATTGTGGCTAGCTAAGTCTGGCCCCGGATAGGGAGCGTCTTTTCTTTGTTTTCTTTAACTGACTTGTCTAGAGGTTTGGATTCCTTTTTAGGGCCAATAATACTTCTAAGTTGTTCGTTAGTTTTTCTGGAATCATTGTTGTTGAATACCGACATATTTAGTCCTTACAACCAGTTAGTTTGGTCTTGAATGAACCCACCCATTCTTTGAGAGAACGGAACGTTGCTACTAGAGAGTCGATCGCCATGAGTGCGGACAACTTCCAAAGCGATAGCAGTTGCGATAACTGTGTCATCATTTCCTCCTGAGATAGCACTAGTTCTACCGTTTTCATCGGCGACATAGTTCATGAATTCGTTAATAATAATCGGGGAAGGGATCAGAATCTCTTCGTTGTCAATGGCACTCTTCAAGAAACCAATGATAGCAGGCTTACTGGAAGCAGTAGTTCTCCAGCCAATCCTGTTACCTTCTTCCTTAGAGACGTTGGCCATTTTAGTTTGGTAGTACATGTTGACATAGTTCATCTGGGTTAGTCTGTTCAAAGTAGCTACGCCCATACTGTTGCTTTCAACAGCCATAAGTGAGTTGTTGTAGTACCTTCCAAGATAGAACAACAGATCACCAAAGTTACTTGGGTCAATGTAGTTGTTCCTGAACATAGCACAAATCTCTTTGTCCTTGTTCATGACAATGGCTACTGAGTGATCGCGACCTACTCCTAAAGCTACGTCTGCACCAATAACAAAAGCATCCTCAAACTTAGGATACTTAAAGATATACAGGGAACCTTGTCGGGCATCTTCAAAGGAACTACTCTCGTAGTTAAACTCCCTCTGGGCTAGAGTAGGTGTAGGGATTAGTGCATTAAGTTTTTCTAAATTAAAGACGTTACTACCAGATACCACAAAGGCTTCCTCTGCAGTACAAGGGTATTCCTGACGGAACTTATCGTAACCACCCTCGGCAATCTTTAGCCTACGCCAGTAGAGTTGGCCATTGTCAAGATTGAATCTCTTAGCCAGAATCTCTTCTTCTATGGTAATCTCGAAACCTGTAGGTTCATCCCTACGGTACTCTGTCATTAGAAACCAAGGAACAAAGATTGGTAAGTAATCATTCAACCCAGCAACAGCATCTTTCCATAACCTATGGAATGCATTACCGACTCCGTTAGCGGTACTTTCCAAGATAACTTCTGTGCCAGTACTCTGGGAAATACCCTGGAAGAGACCAGCTAGAATTTTTTCGTCATAAGTCCAGAAAGCTACCTCTGATAAGTGTGCAATAGTAGGAGTCGTTCCCCTACCAGCTTCAGGTGCTCCTGCAGTGTATAGTCTGTAGCCGCTGTTATTATGTTCAAACATAATTTCTTTGGCATTACTTTTCTTGAATTCTGGTCTGAACTCATCCGACATGTAGTCAATGGTGTTCTTAGACATAGCAAAAAGGGCATCAGAAGTGGCAGCATCGTGAGCCATAACAACTGACTTATTATTTGCATTAAAGTAACTCTTCCAGAAGACTCTGGCTACGGTATACGTAGAGAG